TCAAGAAGCTTCAAGCTTGAGAGCAATGTGATAGCTTTTGGATGATCCGTAACCGCCGACAAGCAGCTGAAATTTTTGATTCCAGTCAAAGAGAAAGTCTTCAAAATGCGGATTGACTTCTTTTACCGTCATTTGCCGTCACCCTTACGAGTAATTGTGATATTCACAGAATTATCCACAGGGCGGGCTGTCAGGCGTTCAAGCTCTGCCTGTTTTGTCTCGTTTGAAAGATAGATACCGCGCAACTTCAATTCTTGCTCTTCCATAAAGCGGATCATATCGTATTTCTGGCGAATAGCTTTCAATCGTTTATCCGTTACACGAGTGAGTGCCTCTTCAATGTTCAAAATATCGCTTATCCGGGGTTTGAACGATGTCCTTGACCTTGCGCATTTGTTGCAGCACGCGGCGCTGTTTTTCAGATAGACCGTTTTCTATCCGACTGATCCGCTGCATCATTCTCCTCTCCCGAAGGCTCAACTCCCTGATCGTTAAATCAATTTGAAAGAGCGGGTCCGTTTCGATTTCTCCGAACAGCTGTCTCTCATCCTCATTTAAAAAATCCCACATGATTGTTTCATATTCGCCGGTACGCACGGAATTTTTATTCCCTTTTGGAGCGGCACCGCCCCTATTCCCTTTTGCATTTTCGTTTCCAAGGGGTGCCTTTCCGCCCTTGTTTCCTTTGGCGTTTTTATTCCCTATAGGAGCGCCGGGACGAAAAGGAGCGCTCCCATTCGATTTAGGAGCGCTCCTTTTGAATTCATCTTCCCATTTATCTGTTGCTTTCCACTTGCGGACGGTGCTGCTTGAGACGCCCAATTCATCCGCGATGTCTTTTAACTTCACCCACCTCCGCAACCTGAATTGAGTTTGAGTTTGTTTTTAAATTTCTTCATCTTTCTGAAGCTGTATATCGAGCTCGATGAGCTTTTTTAAATCTTCAACAGTGTTCACCTTAATATGGCCGCTTTGAAAATCTTTGACCCACTGAGAGATACCTGCCTGAATAATTTTCCGGTACTTCTCTTTAGATTGACTGATGTTTTCAAGCAATTCAGCACTATGAAGGAGAAGCAGTTCTTCTTTTTCTTCATCACCACAAGAACGTATGTTTGTATTTTCTGTTGCCATTTGCCTGGTCCTCCAATAGAATAGAGATGAGAGCGTGATTTTCCCACAAAACGCGGCCGCGTCTTTATCACGCTCTTACCAGGGTGATGGCCTTGGTTGAGGGAGGGTGTTGTCAGCACCCTCTTTTTTTTATTTCAAGTATTCAATAATACTGGTTTAATTCCCGTAGCCGTTTCAAAACGTTGTTTAATGACATCACAGAAATAAGGATCGAGTTCAAGGAGCCGGCACTCCCTGTCAGTCTGTTCACAAGTCATTAAGGTGGAACCGCTGCCCCCAAAGAAATCGAGGACAATATCTCCTTTTTTACTGCTATTGCTTATTGGAATGTTTAGCAACTCCAAAGGCTTCTGTGTTGGATGTACATACTTTGAAATATCACCACGCGAAACCTCCCAAACTGAAGTTGGAAGTGGGTCCTCTTCATCTAATCCTGCCTTCCAAACCGTGGTCTGTTTCCGATCACCATACCAAGCAGGAGAAAAACTCTTTTTGAACCCATAAAAAACGGGTTCATGTTGGTATCGATATTGCGCCCAACCAAATGTAGGTGAATTTTTCACCCAAATACATTGAGTGCGAATGTCTAATCCGGCATTCCTCATCTCATTTTCAAAGGCTATCTGATAGGTAGAAGGATGAAACACATAAATCGCGGCCTTATCCTCCATTACTTTTGAGTAATTCTGAAAGACGTCTTTTAAAAATTCATCAAATTGATCAGCTGCCATTTCATCATTCAAAATAGAAGCATGGCCATCATCGTTTAATTTCCTGCTGTCACTTTTCACCGCCACATTGTAAGGGGGATCGGTCACAACGAGATCTGCTTTCGTCTCTTGCATTAGCTTTTGGACATCTTCATGGTTTGTAGCATCCCCACAAACTAAAAGATGGCGCCCGAGGCGCCACACATCTCCATATTTAGTTTCGGGTTCCTTGATATTATCTAATGCCTCTTGAACATCAAAATCATCTTCCTTAACAGGAAGAACCTCTGAATCTCCCGAGAAATCTAAAAGCAGCTCCTCTAATTCTGCATCCGAAAAACCAGTTAATGTGATGTCATCAAAATTATTATTTAATTCAGCAAGAAGCAGCTGGAGCTTTTCCTCATCCCAGTCGCCGCTGATCTTATTTAAAGCCAGGTTAAGCGCTTTTTCCTCAGCCTCTTCCAGATTTACAACTGAAACCAGGAGATTCTTTGGTTTTTCTTCCATGAGGATTTTAAAGCGTTGGTGACCGCCTACAAGGTTGCCAGTCCTTTCATTCCAGACTAATGGTTCGACTGTACCAAAACGTGTCATAGAATGTTTAAGTGCTTCATATTCTGGATCACCCGGCTGCAGATCGATACGGGGATTATATGCTGCAGGATTAATTTTTTCAATAGGTATTTCTCGAATGTCCATGTCTTACCTCCAATAAAAAAAGCGCCCCCGCTCATTAGCAGTGCCGCTCTTCGCTTTATCACTTATTATTCGCTCTAAGACAAAATGCTTTGCCAAGACCGTGTTATTTCATTTTCGCTTTGCTTTTCTAAGAATTTCTCGATCACCATTTTCTTTAACAATAGTACGGCCATGTAACCGCGGATCAAGATCAGCTCGATTAACGATGCGCGTTTTTCCTTTGTTAGCTTTTCTAGCTTCTTCAACTGCAGCCCTAGTCCCCTCTTTAACCCTTTGTAAGAGCTCTGGATTCTCTATAGCTCCAAAAAAAGCATCCGCAACTTCACTGCCATGGGTCTCGGTCATCCGCTTCTTAAATTCTTCTTTATCCTTACCCAAATTTAAACCTCCCGCTTCGCCATGTTTTTATTAATTATAACACAATGGCATTTCTTGCTACTATCTGCGGCGAATGCGGCCACCTTGTCGTTTATAGGTGTCTTTCCTGACTCCCATGATCTCTTCCCATTCTTTTCTGGAAAGCTTCTCATTTTTCGCGGCTGAAGCATAAAATTTCTTTTTATCATCAACAGACAAAAGATCTCTTAATTTCATACTCATTTCTCCTTACCGAATAAACACCACCTTGCGCTATTCGCTTTTTTGAATTAAAAATGGCTCCGGCTAATCTCCAGGAGGACGCAAAGATTATAGGGAGCCATGTGAAAATGACTTCCTGTGCAAACGGGATCTCACCACTTGCGTTCCCCGTGACTATCGCGCGCAATCCTGCATAGACTCCAGCCGCTCCTCCTGTGAAGCTGACGACCTTCATCATCATTCGATACATCCGAGTTCACCCTTGATAAGGGAAAGGTGCGTCTCCCATTCTGGCCAATAAAAAAGCGGCCACCAATCAGCTGCACAACATCCGTGTGCAAAAGATCAGTGTCCGCAGGCTCTCCGTCTTGGACTAATGTATTCACGTTCGTTTTCTTGTCTCTATCGTATGACAAAGTGAAATAAAAAAAGTCCCCCAATTTATCCCCCTTTTTGTCGGACTTTTATCGAATTTGAAGATAAAAAAACCTTGAAAGGCAAAAGCATTTCAAGGTTACAAATGTTTTATTTAATTTTGTTGTTTTTCTCGTTGTGTATATCATTAATGTCACATTTGGCAATATGAATTTCGTAACTCTTTTCTTCTGAAAATATTTGTGCAATAATCCCTGTCGACTTGTCAGCTATAATGAAATTTCGAGATTCTGAAGTTTGCCAAAGCTCTCCAATTGCCAAAGTGAAGTCAAGAACTTGAACATTTGCCCAAATTGGAAGAGGACAATTCGGAACAAGTATTAACCACTCTTTTTTTTCTTCTAAAAAATTTAGTGAGTTTATAAACCAAGAGATATAAGCTTCATTATCGTCTCCAATTGGTTTAGAATAAGTTGGCTTAGAATCGATTAAACTAAATTGTTCCAAAGGAGTTTCAAATACTTGTAACCACTGAGAATTAGAACTTTCAAACTCTATAAACACTAAATTAGAGAATTGTTCTAAAACTTTTTTTGCTTTCATAAATGCTATTTTTTCTTGAATGTTTTTTTGCCGATGTGTCATTATAATCCCTCATTACTTATTGTAATAAATATGATGGTCTCCATTAGAACCATAAATATTAGAATATCTTTTCTTCTTAAAGTCATAATTAAATGGATTCTCTTTTTCATTTGGCTTCCCTGCATGTGCATGCAATTTTCCGTCATTTGTGTGTTCAGCAACGACCATTTTCCCGTTTGGTGTATCGTATTCATAGTAACGTCCATGATGGGTTGGATTTGAACTATATTCATAGTTTTTATAGTCTACACCCTTCTTAGTTACATCATCGCCAACCTGCCATTGACGTGTAGGTTGTTGTGACCTTGGGACTCCAGCTAAATCTTTTGCCTGATTGAGAGCTTCTTTTCTGTTAAGATTAGGCGTAGCATTAGCACTTCTCTCGGCATTCGAAACCCTTTTCGCCGTCTTCGCACCTTTATTCGCTTTGAAAACATATTTTCCTACCTTGACTACTTTAGTAGCGGGTATGACAGAAACACCGGACAGGATACGGTCAGTGACGGATAGTTTTTCACCAGTCACAGGGTCAACACCTGTTATCGCTCTATAACCATCATAACCACCGGACAATTCTCCAACTGTGTCTTTAGCCCAATCAAGAGCTTTTTCAATGTCGCTTTTCTTCACTCTGCTTTCCGGTATGCGACTGACAAGTTCGTATTTCACTTTACCGCCGGATATGTATTTTCGGACAATTTGACCGTTTGAATAAAGCATGTACGAACCGCCGACGAAGTCCTTGCCTGTACCGATTTCATCGGTGACATCCACAGAACCGAGCTTTTTGTACCCCTTCATATTATATACTTTGCCTTTGATGATGCGAATACCTGTATCAATCTTTTTGGAATGATCTGCTTTGGTAAGTGAATCGACTTCAGATTCTTCTTGATCGGATAATTTTTTTAGCATGATTTCCATCGGCGAAGGCTCAGCATTTTCTAACTCTCCCTTTAGGCCGCCGACCGGACCGTTAATGTTTGTATTCTCATCCGGTTTTAAAATTGAGCCTTTTTTATAGCTTGTGATCTCGATTTTTGGGCCTGTGTACATTTTCTCAAGCTCTGTGATGTATTTTTGCATCGTTTCAAGGTCTTGTTCAGCAGTTTTAAGAGCGTTTGTTTGTTCTCGGTCAAAAGCATGTAGCTTTTCAATTGTCTGATTGATTTCCTTTAAGGCTTTCTGATTCTGTTCATGAAAACCGCTGTCATTCAAATCAGGCAAATCGACAATGTGGCTGACTTTTGCGATCGTGGCATTTGTTTTAGATACCAAACGCTTCGTTGTGCGGTCGGCCGCATTCACCCCTTGTTCCAGCTCGTGTTCGAGAAAGGTTTGCGAAATCAATCCGTTGTGGTTTGGTTCAAGAGAATTCAGCGAGCTTTTCAATTTCTTCAGCGTGGAACGATATTCCTCTATGAAAGTATCATAGAACCGCAAAAAAGGGGTGTGGCACTCCTCGTAAAAGGCGCGGATCGCGTCGCCGCCTTTTCCTTTTAAAGCATCATCAAGTGATGCAATATCCTCAACGCTTTTTTTTACTTGAGCAAATTCTTCTGATTGTTGTTTTAATTGTTCCAACGTTTGATCAATAGCTTTGTGCAACGCCTGAACATCAAGAGTCTTCATAGCATTCTCCTCTAATACTAAAGTGACATATCACGAAATATTTTACCACTTTATAGAAAAGAATTGGTGAATAAATGCTGTCAATCCATGAAAATGAATCTTATTGAGTAGGTCTTATACCCTGACACGTTCGACTTGTTATTTTCAAATGCCAAAAAAGGAAAATCATTGTCAAAAAAAGATCCTTTATGTAAAATGAATCATATGCAGAAAAAGGAAAAGACCAGACATTAATTTTTTGAATATTTAAAAACAACTATATGAAAGGATGCTGGGGGCATTGGAAGCTAAAGTTGCGTTTGAGAAAGTCGGTAAAATGCTTAATGATTGGTATTGTTTTATTAGACAAAACAATATTCAAAATGCTACTAAACTGCGGGAAGAAATTAAAAATATACTGCCTAATATGAAGGAAAATCAAAATGTGCTGTTATATTTTAACCTTATAGATTCACGATTTAAACTGATGACTGAGAATTACAAAGAATCTGGAGATCTGTTAAACGATATCCAATCAAAAGCTTTAGAATCCTGTACTGATGATATGATTCAGTACTATTTCTATTTCTTTTCTGGATTGTATGAGTTTTATAAAAAAAGATTTACCAAAGCCATTAATTTTTATAGAATCGCGGAAAGTCGTCTACATAAAATCCCTGACGAAATCGAAAGGGCAGAGTTCAATTATCAAGTTGCCATTGCATACTATGAAATTCGACAAAATTATTTTTCCTTAAATCATGCTGAAAGAGCATTAGAGAGTTTTAAAGCAAACGGAATGTATTCCAGTAGAGCAGCAACGTGTCAAATGGTTATTGCCTGTAACAAAATGGATTTACTTCAATACAATGAAGCTGAAGACATTTTCAAAAGAGCAATTAAGGATGCTGCTCAAGCAAATGAAAAAAGGGCTGAAGCCCTGGGATATTTCAACCTTGGCATATGTTATGAAAGACAGGAAAAGTTAGACGAGGCCCGCCAATCCTTTGAATCAGCATTGGATATTCCAGAGCATCAAAGATCAGTTTATTCTGTCCGAAGTATGTATATGTTAACCCGGGTGCTCTGTAAAAAGAGTCTTATTGAAGAGGCGCAAGAATGGTACAAAAAAGCAATCTATGAAGCTGCTAAAGCTGGAGAAACAACATATGAAGCCAAACTGAATATCATAAAATCTTTATATATGGATTTAAACGAGACATCATTAGAGAAAGGATTTAATGTTCTCAAGGAAAATAACCTCTGGAGTGATGTTGCGGAGTTGTCACAAAATGCAGGTAAACACTTCAAAAAGAAGGAACACCAGGTACTTGCGGCGAAATATTTTGAGGAAGCATTAATTGCCAAAGACCAAATCCAACGATTAACGGAGGGGATTGACTGATGAAAAAATTCCTGATCACCCTGGCTACAGTATCATTAACAAGCTTTATGTTATTAGGAGCTGTTCATACACCGAGTGACAACTTAGTCAAGACAACAACTATAAAAGTAGCTGAAAATGGAGCTTTCGGATAAAAATTCGCGGACTCATAAGAGTCTGCTTTTTTTGTTCTTAACAGCCCTCAGATTATACCGAGAGCTGTCGCTAAATTATAAATGGCTCGCCGTTTGACCTGATAGTATTTGTCCTTTTTCAACCCCATCTCCATATAAATCTCAATGTCCTTTATCTTTTGGGGAGAGAGATACTTGGCCTTTATAATCTTTAATTCATCATCATCAAGGCTTTGTTTAAGCGCCCTGTCCATCTGACAAACTTTCAATTCATTTAAAGAGTGCTGGTCTCTGAGCTTCGGGAAAAGGTTATTCATCCCGGCTGCTTCCCGTTCTTTACGGTTTTCAAGCTGGACCTTTAAAGCCTTATATCTTTTCAGCTCCCTTATTATCGTATTTCTGACCTCTTTTTCGTCTATAGGCGGCAGAAAAGTCAATTGTGTAGCTGACATGATAAAATCCCTCCTAAAAAACAGAACAGACACCAAACAAACGCTTCCTGGCGTTGATTTGGTGTCCGCAGGCTCTCCGTCTTGGACTTATTTAATTATTTTCGTTTGTTGCTATATAAAAACATATTTCCCTAATCGCAAAAGTTCCTCTTGTGTCATGTTACATTGAACACAATCACATATTTATTTCATTTTCCTTCTCAGTTTCCGCCGCCTCCAATCTCTTGATATAAGCGAACCCATCAGGCATCAGCACCGCGCCGAAATATGGCAACTTTTCCGCACCAGTAAGTTCCTTCACAGAAGGGTCATACTTCCCTAATTCATCCAAAGACACGATCTTAATAAATGCCGGATCGAACAGCTGAACCTCTCTGAGTAACTTCGCCTCTGTATATCCCCAAATTGTCGCGCCTTTTCCAATATCCTTCATAATTTCGAGGTGTTCTTGTGTCAATTTCATCCCTGATTCCCCTTCCCGGCTCCGGCCGCTGTTTTGGTTAATGCATTTTAAAGCCACATTTGGATTGTATGAAATATATTTTGAATCTCCGGAATTGTATATTTAAATGCGTAATCTATAAGACAGATAGCTGAAAGGTTTAATCATAGTACGTTCATTCTGTTTAGCTTGAATTCATACACATCATCAAACAGAAACTTTTTAATTTTTCTCACTGAAACAACCTCCCCCTAGCTTTACCGATCCACTGTTCCGGCCGCTTATTGATAAGAGGGCCGAAGCCCTCGTTTTTAGTCATCTTCACCCGAAAATACTCTCTTATCGATCGCGCCCAGGTTAAAAAGGAATTCCTCTGTATATTGAATAAGTGAATCGACCGTATCCGCTGAATATCCATCATCTTCCGCATCGATTTCGTGCAGGTCTTTCATATTGTCAATTACTTTTTGAAGTAAAGCCGATTGAACTTTTGTAAGCGTGTGTCCCCTGAATTTATGCATTCAATCTCGTCCTTTCAAGAGGGCTGCAGCCCTCTTATTTGATATAAAACGTCTTGGATTCAAACGTCCCGACATATTTGTTTTTCTTCACATCCGCGTAACAATCAAGCTGAATGACATATGATCCTTTCCCAGTGCGCTTCCGAATCTCGCTGACGCTGAAAGACTTTAACGGCGTTGAATGCTTGAAGTATCCACGCTGTACAAGGTTTGTATCAGTTAAACCGCCTCTAGAACGTTTTTTATAGACTCCAGCCGTATAGTAAAGCGTGCTTGAACCTTTCTTTTCGGCCCGCCAGTCAACTGTTTTCGCTCCCGAATAGTAATTCGTGTCGTCTGTAAAAATCCGCGCTGTATGGCCGAATAACTCCGTTTGCCAAGGCGACCAAACAGCCGCCGCAGATTGCGAGAATAAAAGTGTTCCAGAAAGCAAGAGTGACAGTGTAACAATAGATTTAAATAGTTTTTTCATGAGTTATTCCCCTTTCAGTCTATGACTTTTCCTTTTTCATCTAAATCAAAGTATTCATTTTGCATAACGCTATAGCTGACCTCTTTGATATTCCCCTCTAAGATCTCGCCGTTTTCATAATTGCAGGATTGGCCTTTCATAAAGATTATCCCGCTTCTTATTTCAGAAATATCTATTTTGGTCGCGATGATAAACTCGTATTCGCCAGCTAATTCAATCAATTGTGGCGTTTCTAACTTCTGATAATCTTTCATTTCTAAACCCCTCCCTGGCAGCGACCGCTGCGCGGCCCCTGCTTTTTATCTGAATTTGTGAGACGACTCAAGCAGAATCTTGGAAAAATCACCTTTTGCCGTTTCAATGATCGTTTTTCCGTGTTCCGGCGCCTCGGCTTCATAAGCTGCACCGTTTACGCCATCTAAAACGATGACAGTTACTTTTCCACGCTGAATTTTACTTTTAACTGAAAAATCTTGATTGATGTCTAACTCTATTGGACGGTTCACCTGCATCGCTCCCTGTGCTATGATAGAAATACCAGTTTGTATCACAGCCGGGGCAATTTGCTTCGGTTTTTTTATTGGTTAATTTCAATGATGTCGCATTCTGCTTTTTTCTTGGTTCCAAGAACGACATAACCTGGTTTCTGCATATAATCTGTGACGTACGTGATCAAAACATCCACCGATTGCCCAGTAAAAACACCGTCTTCCCATTCATGCAGACACAAGCTGTCTCCTTCTCGAAATCCCCTGTCATTTTTTCTAATTTCAAAGTTCTTTCGTCCATCTTCTACAGCTTTAAAATATGGTGGCAAAATTTTAAGATGATGCGTCACACTCATTTTTAAAACTCCTTCCACATTTCGGACAGAAAGGTCCATTATATTTTTCTGTGGCTAATTTATACCAATAACCTCTTTTTACTGACGTAATTGATTTACAGTTAAAACAGAGAAAATGCTTGTATGTGAAAATCCGTTTGATTTTCTTCAGCATTTTACTTTCCACCTTTCAAAGCCGGTAGGCTGCTGATATTTAAGGAATATAGAGGAGGCGGCTTGTCCCCCTCTATGCAGCGGTTGATCATGCAGCACCGTGTTCCTCATCTTCCTGGTCATCCTGGCTGTCATTATCTGCTGTCGCGTCTTCTTCAACCGGCGCATCGTTTTCTTGCTTGAACAGCGGTTCCGCTTCTGCATCCTGGTCTTGCTTCCAGTCCCACCATGTTTCTGCAAGCGGCGCAACTTTCGCGAAATATTGATCCATTAGATCAACAATTTTTCCCGAAGAGATCTCAAGCTCATACGCCAATTTGCTATAGGATTCACCTTCAATTTTGCGCTTCACGAAATTAGGGAAGTCGTTCGGGAACTCCTCGAAATTAGGCGCCATTCCGCTGGTGATAAACTCCTCTATAATTGCCCGTTCGATCTGTCGTTTTTCTTTTTTAGTTGGAATGTTTTCTTTAGGCAGTCCAAGCTCAGCCTCAAGTTGTTCGGGCTGCGGTTCAACCTCTGATACTACTCCATGCTGATCAACCTTATAGCTGGTTGTAGGTTTGTTCGTGTTAGGATTGATTTCAACGTTATAATTGACCAGTGTTGATTCCAGTTGGGATTCCACTTTTTGATCAATCATTTCAGAAAGGTGTTGAATCTTCCCGTCTAAATCCGCGCTATTGACCTCCAAGGTAATTTCCGTTAAGCCCTTCGGTTTCATATTCACCTTTTTTACGATTGCTTTGAAATCAATGAAAGACATAATTGTTCCTCCTCCTGGGATAATGGGATGATTTTAATTTCAATTCTTGGATTTGCGCTATAAAATTTACTTGCATGCAGATCAACAATTTGACTGTCATCCTGCCAAATAACATTGTTTAGACCGTCTTTAATTCCCTTAACATAGTTATCAATATCCGGCTTTTTGCTGGGCCGTAGCTCCCCTCTCTCAGCTGCAGCGGCCTTTTTCTTACTAAAACTTTTTAGTGTCGATTTATAGACCTTAACTTCTAATTCCAATGGCCCTTTGAAGAGATTAGGAGGGCGATGATCAGAAGCGGCCAATTTTACATACTTTTTGAACTCTCTAGAACTTTTAGGATCATACATTCTGACTATCCCGTTCTTGGCTGTAGCGCGCGGTCGTCCTTGCGGAACCGGTTGCCCGTAAATCGCAAATTCAATCATTTTTCGGATCTCCTATTCTGATAAATAATGTGAGTGGCAGAAAGGTCAATCTGACCAATCTCATTCCTTTGACTAAATGAATTTCAAAGCCGATGTTCCAATTCAGAAGCACGATTGCAAGGAAAAACCTCGGCATTATCTCATGACCTCCCGGCGTCGCTCTGCCAACTCGTCAAACCATTTTTTATCTCCCAAATCCAAGGTAAGATCAATGAGCACTTGAAAATCTTTGTCTCTCAGTCGTTCATCGAGTTTCGTTACAGAATGAATAGAAACACGCGATAGAGTGCCATAAGGGATCTGGACTAAAAGAACATCTTGTGCTTTGTCCACCACAAATGCATTTCCTTTGTATTTTCGTGTACTTATATAAACCCAATCGCCAATTCTAATCAATAACCTCTACCTCCCGTCATCAGATAGCCAGCTATGAATCTTTGATTCTTCTCTTCTGGCGTGAATGATAATAAATGCTAAACAACGTAGTGATTGAAACCCTCTCATCAATCTCCCGCCTCGCATGACATTTTACGGCCAAAATCACATTTCACTTTTATGTGAAGCCGCTCAAGCTCGGCAAGCGGTAGCTCATAGAACTGACGGCCATCATCTGCTTCATATTGACCATATCGAATAAGTTCATGAATCAAATAATCCTGCCGCTCACTGGCGGCGGTCATCGTTGATTTTTCAATCAAAAACAATTTCTCCCTTCTTATCCAACCAAACTGGCATCCATCTGCCTGGCAAGGTTTATGAATCTTCCGTACTCCTTGATAAAGCTGGCCTGTATCATACCAGTTGGACCGTTTCGCTGCTTGGCAAGATCAATTTCAATAATGTTTTTGAGTTCAGAATTTTTGTCGTAGTAATCATCGCGGTATAGAAACATGACGACATCGGCATCTTGTTCAATGCTTCCGGATTCCCTTAAGTCGGACATCATTGGCCGCTTATCTTGCCGCTGCTCTACCGCCCTGGATAATTGAGAAAGAAGAATGATGGGGATCTTGAATGCTCGGGCCATTTCCTTCAATTCCGCAGTAATACTCCCGACTTCTAAGTCCCTTCTTTCATACTTCCCTATAGCTCTGATAAGCTGCAGATAGTCGATGATGACCAAATGCTTTTGGTTATCCGGATTTTCTTTTTTCGTCTTTCGAATTGTTGAACGTATATCTGCAAGTGTTTGAGCAGGTTGATCGTGAATGTTGATATTCCATTTTTCATATTCTCCAATGGCCTTCGTTGCATTCTCATAATCGTGATCGCTAAAGAATTTTCGGGGGTTCTTCCACTTCGATCCCTCGATGTTCCCAAGATTGCTGAGTAGTCGATGAGTCAATTGCTTGTCCGGCATTTCAAGTGAAAAAATGTCGGTCACTCCGCCCTTCTCACAATTTGATTTCCCCATGTGTAATGCAAAAGCGGTTTTTCCCATCGATGGGCGAGCGGCTAACACAATTAAGTCGCCATCCTGCCAGCCGCCTGTCATAGCGTTCAAATCGATTAATCCAGTGTTGATACCCGTGATGTCCTCCTTCTCCTCATGCATGTCATTGTATATCTCCATGAGGACATCCTGTTTCGTACGGGCTTTTTCAATTCCGATTTCTTGAAGCTCCATCGCTCGTTTATATAGCTCCGTGATCCCGTCGTCAGTAGGAGTGTTTGCGAACTCAATCGCGTTTTTTTTCATTTCTCGTAATCTATAAGCATCGTAAATCAGTGTCTGATAAGCCAAGAAATTAGCGGTGCTGGCCACTGCACTACCTAGATCCGTTAAATATTGAATGCCGCCTACTTGCTCAACGGAATCGCCTAATTTTGTAACCGTGGTGACCATATCAACGGACTTACCGAGCTTTTGAACCTCACGCATGGCCTTAAAAATGACTTGATGTCTTGTTTCAGAAAAATGCTCGGGCTGCAGAGACAATTCTTTAATCAGGTCACCTTCTACGAGAATGCAGCCGAGCAGAGCCTGTTCAGCCTCAACGTTTTGGAGAATATTTTGCATGACGTTCCCACTCTTTCTGTTTTGCTAAAAATTCGTTTTTCTCTGGCTGTCTGACTTTAATCTCAGCAATAGATGGTGGAAATCTGTTATTTAAAATGTGCTCGTCCACTTTCGCGAGAACCGGTTCATATGGCAATTTGCTAAGATGATCAATCCAGAGTTCAATTCGCTTTTTACCAACATCGCCGGTTAAATCGAATTTTGTATAAGCAGCAGCTATTCTTTGCAGGATCTCCATTGCCTGGTTCACTTCCACGTTTATCCCCCCATCTGAATACCGCGCTCTCTGGCGTATTCGGCCAAAGCATCAAAACTGTTCTTGATTTTCTTATTCGGGAACTCTTTGACATTCGATTGCTGTTGCTTAAGCTTGGCCCATCGATCAAGAATGCCTTTTTCACAGTAAGCAAAAGATTTGATGGTATCGGCACGATGTTTCGGCTTGTATTCATCGAATATTTCATCAATCCATTTCAGAATGTTTTCCAAAGGAATTTGGTCTTTAAGAAGTCTGTTGATTGACTGCGAATCCATAGGCGATAAAAACAAGCTGCCTTTCCGCTGCAGAAATTTGTTTTCGATTTGTTGGAATGCTGAGAGGTTCTCTTCCTCTTCTTCTCTTCTTAAATTCTTTAATTCTTGTTTTTGTTCCGCGATCGTTCCGTGATCGTTCTGCGGTCGTTTCGTTAAAGGTTCATTATCCGTTTCGTGAAACGATTCATCTGTATGGCTAAACCCTTGGTACAATTGATATTTAACGATGGTGAACAGCGTTCCGCTATCCGTTTCGCTAACGGTGATCATTCCATTTTTCACGAGTTTTTTCACAGAACGTAAAATGGTGCTTTTTGAGACTTTTTTAAACGCCCGTCCTTCTTTAAATTCAAGGTCGTCACATAATTTTGAATAGGACCTTATGTACTGACCTTTTTTTAGCTCGATACCGTTAATTTTTATTCCGTCCTGATGACTTGCTTTAAGCAGAAGTAAGGTGAACAACCGAAATGTCGTTACATCACTCCATATCTCATGATCAACTATCTTCCGGTGTAGTTTAATCCATCCCTGCACGTCACTCTCCTCCTTTCCGTTTACAAAGAGCTATCATGCCGCTGATGCGGACTAAATATAAATTAGGTTCACTTGCCCTTAAGTACCCCTCAACATAGGCGCGGAACAATTCAGCCCGGTTAGGAGTCCCTTCCGTCATCCACTTGTAACAGAAGGGAATTGCCACCTTAATCATCGAATGGGAACTCATCCTGCTTGATGTTTATAGGCTCGCCATTGAATGGATCAGCGTCGTCCTGCACGCTTGGTTTTGCTTCTTGATTTTCTTCTTGTGTCTGTTGGGGTTCAGGGGCATTGATAACCGGGACATCTGAACTCACGTGAACTAATTCATCATCATAGACTGACTGTGCTTCTGCCGTTATATCCTTCCGAACCGTCTCATCTTGTGCGACTTGTTGCTGAATTTCTATGCTGATCGGCAGGTACTTCCACAAACGACGAACTACTGTTTTCTTGGCCATTTCTTCATAGTCGGTTATCCATGGGCCGTTATCTTTCGATTTACTACGGTTACGCACGTTTTCAACATCATGCTTAGTCAATACCTCGAATTGATAACCCCCTTCTTTAAAGTGGGCAACTGCATAAACATGAGTCATTTCCCCTCTTTGGCCAGTTGCGGGTTTATGGATCAGCTTGGGATGCAGTCCCAATTCATACACAAATTTATCTGCTTCATGGACAGTGTAGGCGTATATGCTTTGTATATGTCCTGATCGCCTAGCAAGGTCGATCATGCCTTTATAACCAATGATGAACTGCACTTCTCGCCTTTTTTCTTTGTTGTTCCAAAACGGGACAAAGTAGCAATGCCCTACTAATCCGGGTTCAAGCCCTAACTGTGCAGATTGCATAACTGCACCAAGTAATGAACCTGGGGAACATTCTTGCAAAGCCGGATTGTTCCTAATAGTTGTCAAAACAATTCTTGTTATTCGCTCTGGCGTAATGTGTTTCGGCAAAGCTTTTTGAAGCTCTGGCTGCAGTTTCTTAAGATAACCTGCAATAGTTTTAGGTTCTTCCTCTGATTGTGTTTGAACAGAATTAACTTTATTTGCTAACTGATTACGAATATCTGCGTTTTTAGCCATTTTCTTTAAGCTCCTTTACGCTGAATCTTCTATGAGTTGAAGGTTTAGTGAATTTTTCAAAGAGTTCAGGGTGTTCAGCAGCAAATGCTTTCTTATCAAAGCGGTTAGCCGTGACAGTTTTCCAGATGACTCGGACATTGCCGGCATTGCCCGTCTCATACTCTCCAAGCATCCCCTTTAATTGGTTTTCTGCCTCTTTCAGCTGTTCTTTTGCTTTATTCTCTTCGGCCTTGGCCTCTTTATAGCGATCAATCAGTCCATTCGCCGCAAGAGGCAGTTCTTTTTCATCCTCAAGACCAACAGGGTACATATGGGTTAAAAGCTCTGTGGAAGCCTCAGAACCATCAAACATAGGCGGAATCTCATTCAGGACATGGTTTTCCCAAAATTCCTTTTCAACCTGAATGAGGTATTTGATAAGCTCTTCGTCCCGTTCTACCTTCTTATAAACGAATTTATTTCCGCCGATTAAAACAGCAATCCACCAAGCTTTAAAACCTGTCACCGCCATATAATGCTGGCATTGGACCAGATAGGCGTCAGGAACTTCCTCACCGTCCCAGTCGTTCTTGAGGTATTCTGACGCCGTTTTACATTCTAGACCCACCTGTTCACCAACAATGAGCCTGTCAACGTTGGCAAGCATAAAAGGATGATCAGGATGCTGCAGAATGGCTTTGCGACGGCGTACCTTTTTACCCGTACGCTTTGAAAACTCCCGGGCAACAGTCTCCTCGAGAATGTTGCCCCAATATGCTGCCTCGCCTGATAAATCCTCTTTCGGAGCCTGCCCAAGCTTGTCCAAATAGACGGACATTGGCGTTTTCCACTTACTCAGCCCGGCAATGGCCGCGGCGTCAGATCCGCCGATACCTGCTCGCCGCGCTTCAAGCCATTGTTCCTCTGTCATGTTCTCTGTTGGCATGTAAACCTGTGCCAGCATCAAACTCCCACCCTTCCACGGAAGCTATTCAATTGAAGGTAACGTTCAAACTGTTCCTTTGTATCGAATTGAAAAGCAGGCTTACGGTCTTTCACAGTGATTACACCCTTTACTTCTGATAAACGCCATTGATCAAATCGATCTGAACTAAAACTAATGATTCTATATGGTTTTGCCATGTATTGAAACCTCCTTGTTTTTCACGAGGCATTTTGATAAACTATCATCATAAATCGTGTGTATTGTGAAAGAGCCCTCATCAGCCCTTTCACCACCCACTTGTACAGAGTGGGCTTTTTTTATTTGCCTGTATAAAATTCAAATTCAAGCTCCTCTTTTAAATAGCGCGGCAGGTTATCGATAAAAATGATTTCGCCTTGATTTTTATCAAAGACATAATCATCATGAGCCAGCGATACCTCTTCACCATAGAAATCCCTGACTTTCTCATCCTCTTTTGGAACAGACGCGGGATAGCCCGTACGCTCAATTTGAGTGATGATTGGATGATCCATTCGTCTCCCTCCTTACAATTTGTGTTTGCTTAACGCTTCTGAAAGATCGAGAGCAATCTGGTCTAACGCTTCTTGAAGAACCTCTTTGCTGCTTTGGTCATTTGAAAACAACTCGGCTCTAGTTTTCGCCGCACAAATGGCCATACGAAGTTCTCCAACAACTTTTGTGGCATGTACCAATTCCTCTACAGAATCAAATGTTGCACCCATAATTCCACCTTCTTTCTGATGCTTGCGCGCATCGTCACAGCCAGGGACGGTATATAGAGGGTATACAAATGGAATGGATATGCCCCCAGCCATGACGACAAGCACAAGCTGGCTTGCCGATTTTTAGATAAAGTTTTATAATGAATTCACAACGTCTTTGGTTGAAGCAGTGAGCGTGCCGGCTTGCTGCTTTTTCATTTCTAAAGCCCTTCTGATATCCGCTTCTACAAGTAAGAGCAGAGCTGGATTTTCTTTCATTTTCTTGCAATCTTCGCGAATCTCTGAGCCTTTCTTTAACTGGCTTACAGTAAAAACAAATTTCATTTAAAACATCCTTTCCAATTTTTCGATTAGTTCTGTAGGAGATTGAGATTGTTCCATAATCTTCATAGCATCCGAAAATTTCCGCTTGTTTTCTCTTAATCTATTAAGCTCGTTATGAGATTTTCGAATATCCCGAATCGCATTTTCTGCTCTTTCCGAATCCCCTTCATGTACTGCTCTAACTAGCATTCTGGCTAACTCCTCGATGCAAATGACCTCAACTATTGCCATTCTCAAATCTGATTCAAGAAACTGATTCATTTTCACGACGTCATCCATCCTCTCGCTCTCCAAGTGATCTGGCGCTTCCGGTAACATTCTTTAAGAGAAATCCCATATTCTTTACAAAGTAAAGCAGCTAAATTTTTAGCCCATGCTTCTACATCAAGAAGCTCTTTTATAGCTTCTATCACACGCTCTTTTTCTTCTGCAGTCACAATTTTTGGGTTCTTTACAAAGCTGACTTCATGAAGGGTTTTAACGATTTCTTGTGCCTCATTGACCATGATTTCTTCAAAAGCCAAACGATGTCTTTCAACACTATCTCCTGAAAAAACAGGCGGCGCACATCCGTCTGAAAAGTGATGCATGATGCCCATTGCAAAGAACGGTTGATCAAATTTCTTTAACGCTGCTTCCGCAATATCAATAGGCATTTTTCTGCGATCATTTTTCATATGGCTGACCATTTGTTCAGACACATTCAAGTCATTAGCTAACTGACTTCCGGTCATCTTCTCAGCTTCAAGAAGGTGACGTATTGAACGGCTAATCACTGACATTTTCCATTCCTCCCTGGTATTTGTATAGAATCCCTTATTTTTATATACAATTAATGGATGTAAGCTTTATTTGGAGTAGGCAATATTGGTTAGAGTGACTCACATGCTTCTACAATAATTTTGTTTTCTTGTGCATTAATCCAAGCATCAATACTAGCCCTTGTAAAAAAGATGCGCTTCCGCACTCGAAAATGCGGTATCTGATTTTCTCTAACCATTGCGTAGATAGTGTCATGATGTACTCCTAAATAGTCAGCAGCTTCTTGAACATTTAAGGTGTTCCGTGTCATTTTTAACCTCCTATTCTGAATCTGTTTTGCTCATCTTTTTGTAAACCAAAGGCAACATCATCTATAAAAAAAATTTCTCTTGGATCTTTGTTAAAGAAGTTTCCAATTTTAATTACAATTTCACCTGAAGTATTTGAACCTTTCTCAATAGCAGCAATTGTATATCTGGATACACCAATTTCTTTAGCTAGCTGTTCTTGCGTTAAATCGAATCCTTCACTTTTCCGAAGATATTTGACTCTATTTTTCAATATGGATTCACCTCACTTTTTGTTGCCTATTGTTTACGATACAAATTGTACACCCGAGGCAACAACATGTCAACTAAATACAACAAAAAAAATTATGTTATCTGTTTTTCATTTGTCAGTTATGGTTTACAATATGTTATACAAAGGCAACATAAGGAGAAATAATTATGAATGAATTAGGTAGCCTCCTCAGGAACTTACGTGGAAAGCTTTCACTTAGAAAAGCAGCAGAATTAACAGGATTAAGTCACACATATATTGCTGATGTTGAAAAAGGGATTAAACATGGAACGAAGACACCAGTAAAACCATCCCCCGAAACATTAAAAAGATTTGCCAAAGCGTATGATTATCCTTATGAGGAGCTTTTGAGAGCCGCTGGTTATATAGATAAAAAAGAAGAGTCAGATTGGAATGTAAAACTTCCTGAGCTTACAGAGAAAGACGAGAGAGACATTGCCCATGACTTAGAAAAAATAATAAACAACCTTGAGAGTGAGAGTGGATACTCTCATTACGATGGCCAAACTATTGATGATATGGATCCTGAGGACAAAGAGCTTTTAATCGAATCGCTAAAGAATTCTATGCGCTTAGCTAAACGGATGGCAAAACAAAAATTCACCCCGAAAAAATATAGAAAGTAGGAGTGAGAAGAGAGTAATGCACTTTATAAAAAGGAAGGTCAATGAACTTGTAAAGAGATTCAATAGTAATGATCCATTTGAAATTGCGGAAGGACTCAATATTATAGTCTTATTTGAAGACCTTGGAAAAACGTTAGGGTACTACAGCTCTTATAAACGATATCAATTTATTCATATTAACAACCGGCTCGATGAAACGTTACATCGGCCTGTTTGTTGTCATGAATTAGGACATGCCATACTTCACCCTAACTCAAATACCCCCTTTCTAAAGAGCAAAACTTTTTATGCAGCAGAAAAAATAGAAGTCGAAGCTAATAAATTCACTGTTGAAATGCTATTACCTGATGAAGATATACTCAAATATAAAAATACTAATTTATCATTGAAAGAAATTGCTCAAATTCATAGAGTTCCAAAAGAAATATGTCATCTAAAAAAATTTTAACACAAAATAGGAATATAGGATTATTCATCACTACATAGAAATAGGAAATTATTCATACAAAAGGGGCTGTACATATGAAAAAACGATCAATAGTTTGTATTGTAAATTTGATATTACTCCTTTCATTGGTTTCCTGTAATAACACGCCTAGCAATAGTAATCATGATGATTCATCGGATAAAAAGAGTGAAACTGCTGAGCTCGGCAGCATAAAGAATCCCTTTAAATTTAATGACCACCAGGTAATTATTGATTCTGTACGTGGGGATGACGGGAAAAAGTATGAAGCTGAAGTAAGTATTACTGTTGAAGATGTGGTTAGAGGAGAAAAAGCATATGAAATCTTAGAGGAAGAGAATAGCACTAATCCTAAAGCTGAAGACGGCTATGAATGGGCACTTGTCAAATTAAAAGTTGGATTAGACAAAATAGAAAATGAAAAGTATCCAATTACAATTGCTCAAGCATTTAGCTTTGATTTTGTATCTAAAGATGGTCAGATTTACAACACAGACAAACCTGTTATACCTAATGAATTACAAGGGGACATTTATGTAGGAACCTCAAAAGAAGGCTATATTGTGCAGCAGGTGAAGCAAGGTGACGATTTCCTGATAGGCTACAAGAGTTTATATGAACCTGGAGAAATGTACTTCAAAACAAAATAATCCCCTGCCCTTTTTGGGCTTTTATTTTCACCTAAAACAGAACATATGTTTTCATCAGGTTACCAAAATCATAACGAAACATATCAAAGATATAAATGGAGGTATAAGCTTGGCTCATTATCAGCAAAGAGGTAAGAATTCTTGGTTACTTGTTGTTGAAACAGGATACAATCCAATTAAAAAGAAGCGAGAACGATTTACAAAAACAATTCGAGTAGAAGAAGCTTTGTTAAAAACAAAAAGAAAGCTTAAAAACCACCTTGATGATCAACTCTACAAATTTAAAATTGAAGTAGAAGCTGGTGAATATATTAAACCTGAGAAAACAACATTTGAATCATTCGCTATCAAATACGAAGAAAAAATCTTATTTAAAAAGTATGAATATAGAACATCCGAAATGCATCTGTCCCATTTAAAAAATTATATACTTCCTGCTCTAGGCCATCTCCAGCTTGATCAAATAAGAACAATGCATATTGTTGACTTTATGGATAGTTTAGAAGTTGATGGTATAAGAAAAGATGGAAAAGCTGGCGGGCTTGCAGATTCTACACGTCGAGATATTTTCAATGTTTTAAAGGCTATGTTTAATGTAGCTTTTAAACAGTGGAAATTAATAAACGCAAATCCAATGGACGGATTAACCCCTCCTACTATAAGAAAAAAGGAGATGAAATATTTTGATTCTGTCGAGGCAAAAAAATTCATCGCTGCTCTTTATAAAATAGACATTAAATGGCGGTTATATTTTTTAGGGGCAATGATCGGTGGGTTTAGACGTGGAGAAGGAACAGCTTTTGAATGGCATTTAGACGTGAATTGGAGTAAAGGGGGTTTTTGGGTTAATCGATCAATTCCTAAAACACTCAATGGTAACCCTCTGATCAAAGATCCTAAATCATGGAGTTCAAAAAGGTTTGTTAAAATGCCTGATTTTTATATGGAGGAATTGGCATCTTATTATAGAATATGGCAAAAAGAAAAAGAATTACTCGGGGATGCGTGGGAAGGCGCAGAAAATCAATACATTTTCCATAGCGGAAAAGGAAAACCATATTATTACACCACGCCAACAAGCAAGTGGTCAAAGTTCAAAAAAAAATACAAATTAAAAGATATAAGGTTACACGATCTCCGGCACACTATGGTAGCATTACTTATAGAAGCAGGGGAGAACCTGAGTGCGATTCAAAAACGCGCTGGACATTCAAGTCACCAAATTACTTCTGACATATATGGGCATGTCACCGAAAAACTCGAAAATGAAACAGTCGAGTATTTTAATCAATTTAATCCTAAAAACATCGGTATCGATCAATGAAAAAAGAGTTTGCCAACAATTCGCCAACAACTCATTATTCGAGCCAATTTTTATAAATAACAAAAAAAAGAAACCCTTGGTATATCAAGGGTTTCCGAGATGGAGCATAGCGGGCTCGAACCGCTGACCTCTACACTGCCAGTGTAGCGCTCTCCCAGCTGAGCTAATGCCCCGTATATTTGAGACATGATTTATTATAGATGGAATTTTGGAGAAAAGCAAGTGGTTTTTGATGTGAAAAAGAAAATGCTCTGTCAGCCGGCCATTTTCTTTTTCACATAGACAATCTATCGCTCCGATTTTTCAAAGCAGAACTGAATGAACCTTTCAGACAAATCCAGAATGTCTTCTTTCCTTGCCAAGGCAGCGATCCATTCTTCCGGGATGCTTTTCATTTGATCATACATTCCAGCCATCGTACCTGTAATAAAGGCAATTGTATCTGTGTCTTCCCCTAGGTTCACTGCTTCCAATACGGCATCAGAATAACGGTCTGAATTGAGGAAACACCACAATGCCGCTTCTAAAGAGTGCACAACATAGCCGTCTGACATAATGTCTTCTCTTTTAACTCTCGCAATGTCATCATTAAGTATCCTCTTATACGCAGAAAACTCATTTTCATACTCGGTTCCTCTCAAATTCTCCAGACAAGAATGAACAGCTTGTTTATATGCCTCTTCAGGAGAATGATCAAATAAGTTTATTAAAAATTCTATATAAATGAAGCATCCCAGCGTTGATCGGGGATGACGATGTGTAATAAAGGCCCACCGTTCGATCTCAGCTTGCCTTTTTGAAAAATCGGATTCGTTCCATAGTGTAAAAGCCAACGGAGATATTCTCATCAACGCTCCGTTTCCATTATCGAACTCAGTTGCTCCGCCGCATTGTTCAATCGGAACACCCCTTTTGAAACGCTCGATTGCATCATCAGTGGCTCTGCCAATATCAAACATGCTGCCGTATGGAGTCCAATACCCTTCCCGATACGCAGCAAACTTTTTCATCAATTCGGTCTCATCTTTTTCTTCGATCAGATTCTCCATTAAACACAAAGTGAGTGATGTATCATCTGACCATGTTCCAGGCGGCTGATTATATGTCCCGTACCCTGTCATTCCAGTTATATTTAAGTTTTTGGCTTTAAATTCCACAGGGACGCCCAGTGCATCACCGATAATTCCGCCAATGATAGTGGAGTACAGTCTTTTTCTAAAGTTAGATAAATGGTTATCTTCGTTCCACTGAAACGGTATTGTTCGTCTTTTCAT